ACGAAAAAAACTGAGCCAGGGCGGCGAGGACTTCCTCTGGCATGTCCTTGCCCTCCGCCTGGGTGCGACGGTGGCTGAGCTGCGCCGCCGCATGACCCGTTCGGAGTTATTCCGGTGGGTCGCCTTCGCCAGGGTCTACCCCCTGCTGGAGGCGGCCGCCGGGCCCACCCCAGCCACGACCGAGGGCGGCGAGGCCGTCCCCGACATCCCTGGACTCGAACCCGCCATTGTCCAGGCCTTCGTCGCCCCCAGCCCCCAGCCTCGCCGGTGAACCATGGCCAATAACGTCGGCACCGTCTCCATCGACCTGGAGGCGCGCATCGCCAAGCTGGAGTCCGATCTGGGCAGGGCGGCGCGCATCGCGGAGCAGCGCTCGCGTGAGATCCAGCGCACGCTGGCCGGCATCGCTACGGCGATCGGCGGCGCATTCAGCATCGGCGTCGTCACGGAGTTCGTCCGCCACGCGCTCGACGTGCAGGACGAGATCAGCAAGCTGTCCCAGAAGGTCGGCATCAGCACGGAAACCCTCTCCGGCTGGCGCCTGGCTGCCCAGCAGGCGGGCGTGGAGGGCGACGGCTTCAACAAGGCGATGGTGAAGCTTGAGCAGGCGGCCACGAAGGCGGCCGCCGGCAACAAAGCACAGGTCGACCAATTCAAGGCGCTGGGCATCGCCGTCACCGACGCCGGCGGCAAGATCAAGCCGATGGAGCAACTGTTCGGCGAGGTGGCGGATCGCTTCGCTCAGTTCAAGGACAGCGCGACCAAGACGGCACTTGCTACCGACCTGTTCGGCAAGTCGGGCGCGGAGCTGATCCCGCTGCTCAATGGCGGGAAGGCCGGCCTGGAAGAGTACGTCCAGATGGCCAAGGACTTCGGCCTGATCGTCGGCAAGGATGCCGCTCCCACCGCCGAGCGCTTCAACGACGCGCTGGAGCAGCTTTCGTTCGTCGGCAAGGGCGTAGCCAACCAGCTCGCCACCGTGCTGGGTCCCGTGCTGGCCGACATGGCCGTCAAGGCGGCGACGTTCTTCCGCGGCGACCAGTGGAAGGCGGTCCTGGACAAGATCGCGGCCGGCGCGCAGGCGGTGGTCGACAACTTCGAGGCCATCATCGACGCCGTGACGCGGCTAGGCGAGATCGCCGCGGCGGTGTATGTCCAGAACCTGCTCCTGAACGGCGCGCGCTGGATCACCAGCCTGGGGGGCCAGCTGGCGGCGCTCAAGGCGCTGATCGTGGCGCAGTCGGAGTGGGGCGCAGCCACCGCAGCCAGCTTCAAGTCCGCTACGAAAGAGGTGGGCGTCCTTGGAGTGGCACTCAAGGTTCTGACGGCGGCCTTCGTCGGCTGGGAAATCGGTTCCTATCTGCGCGACCAGTTCCTGGAGGTGCGCCTGGCCGGCATCGCGTTGGTGGACGGCCTGCTGACCGGCTGGGAGCGGATCAAGCAAGGCGCCTTGATCGCCTGGGAGGCCGTCAAGGCCGGCGCGGTCGGCTCGTTCAACACCATCCGCACCATGCTGGCGGACCTCGCCGGCAGTGAGGCGGACCTGCTGGGCAAGTTGCCATTCCAGGACGGCCGTGTCGATCAGTTGCGCGATGTCGAGAAGCGGCTGCGTCCCGCCACGTCCGCGGCGGACGATTTCGCTGCCGCCGTGGGCAGGATCAACGCCGAGGCCGAGAAGAACATCAAGGCCATCCATGACAACACCGCGGGGCTGGCCGATTACGAGATCGCCGCGGAGGCGGCGAAGAACAAGGCGGCCAAGCCGCTGCCCAAGGTTCCGACGGTCGACGATCGCGCGGACCTTGGCGCTGGCTTCGCAGCCGGCGTGGCCAAGGCCAACACCGCGCTGGAGCAGTTCAACAAGCTGGTGGAGGAAGCCTTCGCCAAGAACATGGGCTCCGACGACAAGCTGATCGACAAGCGCGTCGAGGCGATCCGCAAGCTGGCGGAAGAAGGCGGCAAGGCGATCGCCGGCGGCGCATCGGTGGTGGAGGTCCAGAAGAAGCTGAGCGCGGCCATCGACCAGACGAACCAGTACTACGACCGCCAGATCAGCCAGGCGCAGAAGGGAATCAACGAATACCGGGCAGCGATGGAGCTGCGCCTGGCGACCGACAAGCAGGCACTGGACCTGCAGGTGGCCGGGCTCGGGCTCAGCGACCGCCAGATCGCGCTGGAACGGCAGCTGATCGACATCCATCGCGAGAGCGAGGCGGAGCTGGCGAAGCTCAACGACCCGAGCAACCGGGTCCAGATGACCCAGCAGGAGTACGACCAGAAGCTGGCGCTCATCAAGCAGTACGAGGCGGCCCGCGTGCAGGCGGCGCAGGATGCGGATGCCGCCGTGCTCGCCGCGGAACAGGACTGGTCGCGTGGCGCGCGCCGCGCAATGCAGAACTATGCGGACCAGGCGGCGAACGTATCGAGCCAGACGGAGCAGCTGGTCACCGGCGCCCTCAACAACTGGACCGATGCGCTAGTCAATTTCGTGACGACCGGAAAGCTGAACTTCAAGTCGCTTGCCAGTTCGATCCTCGCCGATCTCGCCCGGATGGAGGCTCGCATCCTGATGTCGCAGGCGCTCATGTCGATCTTCGGCAGCTTCACGGGTGGCGGTCCGTCGACCGGCGTGGCTTTGAGCGGCTCGGGGTCCTACACGGGCATGGGCGTGGCGTCGGACATCGCAGGCTTTACCTTCAATGCCAAGGGCGGCGTCTACAACTCGCCCAGCCTGTCGCGGTACTCCGGCCAGGTGGTCAGCTCGCCCACCGTCTTCGCGTTCGCCAAAGGCGCCGGGCTGATGGGTGAGGCGGGTCCCGAGGCCATCTTGCCGCTTCGCCGCGGTTCGGATGGTCGGCTGGGCGTCGGCGCGCCGGCGGGTACTGCCAACGGGGGCATCCAGATCAACATCACCGTCAACGCCGACGGCTCTGGCGAAGAGTCCGAAAGCAAGGGCGACGACAAAGAGGCCGGGCGTCGGTTCGCGGGGTTGATCCGCGACAACGTCTTGAAGGTGATGGCGGACGAGTCGCGCCCCGGTGGTTTCCTGTGGAGGCAGAAGGCCAATGCCTGAGACGTTCACCTGGTGCCCGATGGCGAATACCACGGGGCAGGCCACTTTCCGCATTCGCAAGGCGCAGTTCGGTGACGGCTACGCGCAGCGCGTGGTCGACGGCATCAACAACAAGGTGATGTCGTGGCCGCTGACGTTCCGCGGTAAGAGCACCTACATCGCCGACATCAAGGCCTTCCTCGATCGGCAGCAGGGCGCGACGCCGTTCTACTTCACCCCGCCCGGGGACGTCCAAGGGCTCTACATCTGCGAGAACTACAACGTGCAGCCCATGGGCGGTGACATCTACACGCTCTCTGCCACCTTCTTGCAGGACTTCACGCCATGACGATCACCAACGACGTCCAGAAGCTGGCGCCGGGCGAGATGGTGGAGCTTTTCGAGCTGGACGCGCGATCGATTACCGGCGGCGGCTCTGGCGATGTCCTACGGTTCCACGCCTACACCCAGCAGGGCCCGATTTTCTGGCAGGGCAACGAGTACACGCCCTGGCCGATCGAGGCCGAGGGCTTCGAGCTCAACCCCGACAAGCCGCCGATGCCGACGCTCACCGTAGGCAACGTCAACGGCGCCATCACGGCACTGTGCCTGGCCTACCAGGATCTGGTCGGTTCCATGCTGGTGCGGCATCGGACCTTCGCCCGGTATCTGGACGGCGGCCCGGAAGCGGACCCAGGGCAGGAAATGCCCCTGGACAAGTGGTTCATCGAGCGGAAGGCCTCCGAGACGAACGAGGCGGTCCAGTTCGAGCTGTCGAGCGCCCTGGACTTCGGCCAGCAGCAGCTGCCCGGGCGGTTGATCGTCGCCAATTCCTGCTTCTGGTTGCAGCGTGGCGGCTACCGCGGTCCCTACTGCGGATACAGCGGGCCGCCGGTGGCCAAGGCCGACGACACGCCCACCAACGATCCCGCCAAGGACGCCTGCGGTGGGCGTCTATCTTCCTGCAGGCTCCGGTTCGGACAGAACAACCCGCTTCCCTACGGATCCTTCCCGGCCGCCGGCCTGCTGCGCACATGAACGACGAAACCCTGCAAGCCGTCCGCGCGCATGCGCGTGCGGAATACCCGCGAGAGGCCTGCGGCCTGCTGGTGCTGGAAAAGGGCAGGGAGCGGTACTGGCGGTGTCGGAACATCGCCACAGACCCTGCCGAACACTTCGTCATGTGTCCGGAGGACTATGCGGCGGCCGAGGACGCCGGCGAGGTCGTGGCCATCGTCCATACCCACCCCGATGCGGAGGCGCGCCCCAGCGAGAAGGACAAGGCGATGTGCGAGGTTTCGGGCGTGCCCTGGTACATCGTCGGCATGCCCGATGGAGAGCCCGGAGAGGTTCGCCGGCTCAACCCGGAAGGCTACGTGCCGCCGCTGGTGGGCCGCCCCTTCGTGCATGGGCTCCTGGACTGCTGGGCGCTCTGTCACGACTGGTACGCCACCGAGTGGGGCCTGGAGTTGCCCAGCCCGCCGCGTGCGGACGGGTGGTGGGACGATGGCTCGTCCAACCTGTACAGCGACGATGCGCTGACCGCCGCTGGCTTCCGCGTGGTCTGGCGCAAGGGTAGTGGTCTGCCGGCGCTGCTCCGCGGCGACCTGATCCTGATGCAGATCCGCAGCCGCAACCTGGTCCCCAACCACGCCGGCATCTACCTGGGTGACGGGCGCATGCTCCACCACATGCACGGCCGCCTTTCCTGCCGTGAGGTCTTCGGCGGGTACTGGCTGGAGACGGCGGTGAAGGTCGCGCGGCACCAGGAGGCGCGCTGATCTCGATGCTGCTCGGGCGGTGTGTCTGCGCTACCCTCTGGCCATTCGCCGACAGGGAGAAACCGAGATGCACAGAGGACTCGTTCTTGGCCTCGCCACGCTATTACTGGCGGGATGTGCCACGAAGCCCGTTGAAACTTCCAGGGCGGTTCCGGTTTCTGCCGAAGGCACGTTCGCAGGGCCAAGCGACACGCAAATGACGATCATCCGCGACGTGGGATTCTCAGGCAAAGGCTGCACTCTTGTCGTTACGGTGAACGGCGAAAGGGCGGCTCAGCTTGAAGCTGGCGAGAAGGTGACGCTCGCAATGCGCCCGGGCAAGTGGATCGTTGGCGCCCATCCGGACGGGAATGCCATTTGCCGTAGCAGCCTGGCGCAACGAAATAAGCGAGAAACTCAGGTCGCCGTTGATAGAGGCGATCATCTCGTCTATCGGCTTGCAGCAGATCAGGCAGGCGCAATGAGCCTCGCTCCGACAACCGACCAGTGACGCGACGCCCCGCTATTAGATGAAGAAGCCCGCCACATGGCGGGCTTTTTATTTCGGAGGAACCATGCAGCAACTGAGGACTGTTCGCCTATACGGAAGGCTTGGTGCGACCTTCGGTCGAAGCTTTCAATTCGTACTTGAGTCGAACACGACTGCAGAGGCAATCTCCGCGCTGTGCAGCCAAATTCCAGGCTTCCGCTCTTATCTCGCGAAGGCCAAAGATCGAGGAATGGCGTTCACGGTGTTCGTCGGCGAGCGCAACCTTTCCAAAGAGGATCTCTCCACCCCGAGCGGGGCATCCGAAATCAGGATTGCCCCGGTCATCCTAGGCAGCAAACGAGCCGGCACCTTTCAGGTGATTCTCGGCGTGGTGCTAATTATCGTCGGTGCGGTGATGAACTATTTCGCACCCGGCAGCGGCGTAGGAGTGATGAAGTGGGGCGCCGTCCTGGCCATCGGCGGTCTGGCACAGATGCTTTCACCGCAGCCAAAGGGCTTGAAGAACGGCGACCGCCCTAACAACCAGCCTTCCTACGTCTTCAACGGGGCGATTAATACGCAGGCCCAGGGCAACCCCGTCCCGCTCCTTTACGGCCGCATGATCGTCGGCTCGGCCGTCGTGTCGGCAGGCATTGACGCTGCTGATTACGCGCCCGCTGGCGCGGGTGTCGGATACGGCACACCGGGCGGCAGCTTCAAGAAGAATTTCTACGAGGATTGACCGTGGCGGATAAGTCCATGATCGCTGGCGCGAAAGGCGGCGGCAGCCAGCGCACGCCTGTCGAATCCCCGGACAGCCTGCGCTCGATCGCCTACTTCCGAATCCTAGACGCCATTTCCGAGGGCGAAATCGGCGGCCTGGTGAATGGCCTGCAGTCGATCTACCTGGACGAGACGCCGCTGGCCAACGCGGACGGCTCCCTCAACTTCCAGGGCGTGCACGTCGAGCAGCGGACCGGCTCGCAGGACCAGGACTACATCCCCGGCTATGCCGCCGTCGAGAACGAGATCTCCGTTGGCGTCGAGCTCAAGCAGGTCACGCCTTGGGTGCGCAGCCTGACCAACGTGCAGCTCTCGGCCGTGCGCATCACCATCAGCGTGCCGGCGCTGTCCAAGGCCAACACGTCGAACGGCGACATCAACGGGTATTCGGTCGCCTACAAGATCGAGGTCCAGACCGATGGCGGCACCTACCAGCTGGCCTACCAGGGCGCCATCACGGGCAAGACCACCACCAAGTACCAGCGCAGCCACCGCATCGATCTTCCGGCGGCGCAGAGCGGGTGGAACGTGCGCGTCACCCGCATCACGCCCAATGCCAACAGCTCGTCCATCGCGGACATCACCACGATCGACAGCTACACGGAGGTCATCGATGCCAAGCTTCGCTATCCGAACACGGCCCTGATCGCCATCAGCGGCGACGCGTCGCAGTTCTCGAACATCCCCAGCCGCGGCTACGACATGTGGGGCCGCATCATCCAGGTGCCGAGCAACTACGATCCGGGCACGCGCTCGTACATTGGCGTGTGGGACGGATCATTCAAGCCGGCCTGGACGGACAACCCCGCGTGGATCTACTACGACCTGGCCACGCACCCGAGGTATGGCCTCGGGCACCTGATCGACGCGTCCCAGGTCAACAAGTGGGACCTGTACCGCATCGCGCAGTACTGCGACCAGCTGGTGCCGGACGGGAAGGGCGGCCAGGAGCCGAGGTTCACCTGCAACGTCTTCCTACAGAGCCAGTCCGACGCCTACAAGCTACTGAGCGACCTGGCCAGCATCTTCCGCGGCATGTCCTACTGGACCGGCGGCGCGATCGGCGTGTCGGCCGACATCCCCACGGACCCGGACTACGTCTACTCCGCGGCCAACGTCATCGACGGCAAGTTCACCTACTCGGCGAGCGCGCGGAAGACGCGCTACACGGTCGTGCAGGTCACCTGGAACGACCCCAGCGACTTCTACCGGGCCAAGGTAGAGACGGTCCAGAACGACGCCGGCATGGCTCGGTACGGCCTCCAGGCGACGTCCATCACGGCCTTTGGCTGCACCTCCCAGGGGCAGGCCCAGCGGGCCGGCCAGTGGCTGCTGCTGACGTCGCAGATGGAAACCGACACGGTGACCTTCAAGGTCGGCCTGGACGGCGCCGTTGCCGCTCCTGGCCAGATCATCCGGCTGCAGGACCCCGCGCGCGCCGGCAAGCGGCAGGCGGGCCGCATCTCGATCGCCACCAAGTCCGTGGTGACCGTCGACCGGGCGCCGGACGCCGTGGCCGTGGGCGACTCGCTGACGGTCATGCTGCCGTCGGGCGTATCCGAAACCCGGACGGTGAACGGCGTCGACGGGCGCAACCTGACGGTGTCGCCGATGTTCAGCGAGCTGCCCGAGCCGGAGGCCGTCTGGACGGTCGAGTCGGCGGCGCTGGCCAACCAGCTGTTTCGCGTCCTCTCGGTCACCGAGGAGAAGGCATCCACCGACCTCGCGTTCAGCATCACGGCCGCGCAGCACTACGCCGGCAAGTTCGACGCGATCGACCACGGCACGATCATCCAGCCGCCGCCGATCAGCGACCTGCCGAGCAGCCTGCAGGCACCCCCGACGGACGTGGCGCTGTCCAGCCACGTCGTGACCGTCCAGGGCATCGCCACGAACGTCATGACCATCAGCTGGACGCCGGCCGCCGGCGCGGCGTTCTACCAGGTCGAATGGCGCAAGGACGATGGCGAGTGGGTGAGCGCCGGGCGCGTGTCGGGCCAGTCGGCGGACGTGCTGGGCATCTACACCGGCCAGTACCTGGCCAGGGTGCGCGCGATCAGCGCCGGCGGCATCGTGTCGTTGCCGGCGCTGTCCGCCCTGACCGACGTGCTGGGCAAGACGGGCGCGCCGCCCACCGTGACCACGCTGACGGCCACCTCCAAAGTGTGGGGTATCCATCTGCAATGGGGCTTCCCGGCGGGCGCGGAGGACACGCAGCGCACGGAGATCTGGCGCTCGAACACGCCCAACCTGGAAGCCGCCACCAAGATGGCGGACCTTGCCTACCCCCAGAACACGCTGGAGATGGACGGCCTCGCCGCCGGCGCCTCCTTCTACTTCTGGGCACGCCTGGTCGACAAGACCGGGAACATCGGCGCCTTCTACCCGACCGGCGCGGGCGTCAACGGACAGGCGAGCAGCGACCCCGCGGACTATGAGCCGATCCTCGTCGGCCTCATCGAGGACACCCAGCTTGGCCAGGACATCCTCGGCGCGGTCGACCAGATGACGCCGGACATGGCGGGCGACGCGGACATCTTCTCCGGCGATGCCACGCGCTTTGCTGGCGTGTGGTCGCAGCTCTATGCCCAGCAGGCGGGCGATATGGCCTCTGCGGCTCGGGTGGATACGGTGCAGGCGACGGTCACCGATACCAACAATGCGCTGGCGCAGACGACGGCTGTGGTGCAGCAGACCTCGCAGGCCGTGGTCGATCTCAATGGCAAGGTCAGCGCCACCTGGACGGTGCGCTGCCAGGTGACAGCCGATGGGCGTATCTACGGCGCCGGCATGGGCCTCGGCGTGGAGCAGCAGGCGGACGGCACCTACCAGTCGCAGGCGCTGTTCCAGGCGGACCGCTTCGCGGTGCTCAACGTCGCCAATGGGGTGACCACGGCGCCCTTCGTGATCCAGGGCGGCCAGGTGTTCATCTCGCAGGCGCTAATCGGTACCGGCTGGATCACGAACGCCATGATCGGCAACCAGATCGCGTCGACCGCGCAGAACAACGGCGGCCAGCCGGTGTGGGAGATCAACAAGAACGGCACGCGGTACGTGCGCGGCAACCAGTTCACGATCACCGAGGACGTGAACGGTTGGCGCATGAGCAACGGGTCCTTCAACGTGATTGAAATCGGGGTCCTGTCCTGATGGCCGTCGGCGTACGCATCCGCGACCGCTTCGGCAACGTCGTGGTGGATATCACGTCCAAGCTGCCGCGGATCGTTGGTTACGTGGACACCAACGGCGGCGCCGGCAGCGTCACCGTGCCGGAGCTGGCGCTTGGAACCGCGTACTACATCGTGTCCCCGATCTCGGGAACACAAGGGCGAGGGACGCCGAACGTGCAGATCAACGGCACCACGATTTCGTGGTCGTACCCCAACGCGGCGATCAATGACCGCATTTTCTACGGCTATTACTGATGGCCACGGGCGTTCGCATCCGCAATTCCTCTGGATCGGTGCAGATCGATGACCAGTACTTCAACTACGCGATCATCGCGCGCGGCCAGCTCACGCTGGTGCCTCCGGGCACGGGCTCGTTCTATGTGGCTGCGAGCGCGACCGTGCGGGTTTCAGCGCAAAACCCGATCATTGCGATTCAAGCACCGAACGGGACCGCCGTGGTGGGCGCCGTCACGCCGGCGGGCGCCGGGCAATGGGATGTGACGATTCTCGGCAGTAGCCAGACGTTGACGTACTTCGTCCTCGATCAGTGCCCGCAGGTGGGGTCCAGCGGCGTCGGCATGCGCCTCCGGCGCGCGGACGGTCAGATCACCTTCGATAGCGGGCTCTATTACCCGAAGGTCGTCTTCACGGGGACCGCAACGAAGAACGACATGCCGTCCGGCTCCTACGCCGTGATAAGCGCCCAGGGCGGTGGCTACATGAACCCCGGCGCGCAGCCGCCCAACAACTACGAGTACATCACCGCTTACCAAACGACTGGTACGGGCGTCATTGTGGCAACCGATCAGCCCTTGCGCACATGGGGTTCCGGCGTGTCCATGGTGGCCACGACTGGCCGCTATCTGATGCTCGATATCTCCAACGTTTTCGTTTGATCGATCGCTCGATGTTGACCCATGGCCGCCGCGAGGCGGCCTTTCTATTTGAGGCACACGCATGGCACAGCAGCACATCAATCTCGGCACGCCGCCGGCCGGCTCCGATGGCGATACCAACCGCACGGCGTGGGCGAAGGCCGAGGCGAACTTCAATGAGCTCTATGGCGGCGCTCTTGCCGTGAGCTCTTTCAAAAACTTGCTTATC